GATCATCTCACCGCTCGGTGAGGTGATCACGGGGGCGGCGATCGAGGCAATGCTCTCGCCCACGGCAAGATCCAGCGTCATATCAATAAGATAGCGACGATTCTCTTGGAATCCTTTACTAAATGTAGCGGTAGGCAAGCTCATGAAGTGATCCTCGGAGGTGTCACCCTCACGGTCGAGTCAATTTGTGGAGGGTAAATTCGTGGATTGATGCTGCCCGGGTTGGCAACCATAATCGCTTTATACACGCCCTGCCCACCTATGGTTATGGTAAACGGATTAGACTGTGCGGACAAGTCTGTGGAGATACCATCAGAGGCAGCCACGTTGAAAGTATAGGTGCCTGGTCCTGGTACGCTAATAGCTCTGCCCGGTGTGCCTGTGTACACGAGCGTCGACGTCCCTCCTAGATAGATGTCATATCCAACAGGAGGGGGGGAGGCGGGAAACGCTGTCGTAGGGGGTGTGAAATTCGCGGTATACAGCGCTGCTCCGTTGGTGATGCGAACCTGCGAGACTTCTGCCCCTGAAGACATAGCGCCGGTGGCGAAATTCGAACCGATGATGATGCATGGCGAGGTGGCCGTGTTGGGGGTATAAGTCCCCAAAGCTGTAGAAGCCGACAGAATGCCATTGACAAACAAACGACCAGTCTTCGATGAATCCATGGAAACCGCGATGTGAAACCAGGCACCCTCCGTAACGCTATTCGTGCAGGTTAGCAACAACCCGCTAAACACGTTCGGCGTAACCAGCATGGTTACAGTGTTGTTCCCATTATCAGTCATATCAATATAGAAGCCATTCTCATCGCCCGGCCCCAAGGCTATCGCCTCTCCAAACCCCATGCAGCGAAAGGGGAGACTCGTTGATGCGTTATAAGTGCTCTTGACCCACATCTCTATAGTCCAAGCCGCAGCGGCGAGCGCGTCAACCGGACCATTACGCGTATAGGGGATACATAACGGGTTTACGCCGAAGTAGTCGGCGGAGGGTACATTGTAGGATCCCACACCGGGAACAGGAGGCGAAGCCGTCTGTATGGTCCCAGCATTGATCGTTACCGAGCTTGCTTGGGGCGAGATGTCTGTGGTGACCGTACCCCCATTGGTGCCAGTGAACGGCAATAAAAGGACAGTCGGACTCGTCAATGCCGCTGCTGGATTCCAGATCAAGTTAATCGTGTCGCCCGCAGCGGTGCCGGTGAGACCAGTGGGTGCTGAGTAGGTGAAGCTCATTGCTGAAAATACCCGCCATACAGCTGATCAAACCCAACGACGTAGTCAAACCCGAAGGGTTGAAACGGGAACCCTACTCCCGTCGAAGAATAGTAGATCAGCTGTGAAACACTGTCGCTTGCACCTTTTACATACAGCACCACGCCGCGCACCACCTGGGGCGAAGAAAGTGAGTTGAAGGGCGGGATCGTCCCATAGTGTGTTTGATCAGTACGGGTACCTACGGCGGTCAGTTTATAGTCGCGCACAATGATCGCATCAGGTGGGATGGCAGAGACGTATACGTCATGCACTGGACTCGGAGCATAGAGGTTCGAGACCAGCATTGCATTGATATCGGCCGATGCCCATACCAGTGATCCGGCATTGATCGCCGTGATCGCAGAGGCATAGACAAAGTCCGAACTGCTCATTAGAAACGACGACCCCCTGCGCTCGCAGGGTACTGGCTGCCGTGGCCTGCGAAATTCGGGAAAGACACAGCGCTGTCGCCGGGGCCGAAGGAACGCATTGCGATATCGCGTGCAATCATGCGTTCTTGACGGAAGCGACGATCCCACTGGTTAAGCAGTTGAGCATCCTTGACGCTCCATGGCTTACCGGGCATCGAGCACAGACGGTGCAGCGTGCCAAAGAGTAGGCCATCGAAGTGGTGCGTGACCGAAATATTGGGTAACCGGCCGATATTCAGAACCGGCATTAGGCTCATGTATACGTACAGGATATTGCCATAGAGCTTGTCGGGCACCGGGTAGAGGATCATCTCGTCGGAGCCGTTCATGTAGTACTCGATGGGCGGCCCAATGTCTGAACCAAACTTCTGGCGCAGGGTCGGATGCAGAATCTGCGGCGTGTTGCCCCCAGTTGCATTCGGATAAAGGAATACATTCAGCACCAGGTGGCACTGGGAGTACTGATCCACCGGGTTCAGATTGATCGTATTGACTCCTGGCACGATGGTGTAGGGGCCAATGGTCTCGCGCCACGCGGTCGATTTGTAATAGAAGTCGCGAATGACGTTCTGAAGCACGGACTGGGCCAGCGTGTCGGGGCAACCGGGGCACTGCTGAAGCACCTGCTGAGCAATGTAATCGAGGCTCTGACCATTGATGGCGGCCGAGCTCTGGCCCCCTTGGGTCATTGTAATAACGGGCATCTTATCCTCCGATCAGCTGCGTGCGGAACGCTTGCAGCAGGGTCATCGCGCGGTTGTCATCCGCAAATTCGTCGTCGTTCAATTCGATGCGGCCAATCACATAGAATACGATCGGGCCCCAGAAGAGGCGATCGTCGAAAGGCATCGGCGTCGCGGGGACGGGCGGGTTAGTATTGGCCACCCCGTTGATCACCTGAAGGTCTGAAGTGCTGTACGTGTTCATCACGTTGGCACTGAGTACCCCCGTGGTGAAGTTCCCGATGTACGCGTCGGGCCGGATCCGGTAAAGGTCGCGGATCGCAGTATTGAAGACCTGGACGATCCACGCATCACTATACCGATACGGCACCTGCGAGTCGTTCAGGATCTCTCGGACTTCGGTCTGGAGATCGTCGAGTGTCTTTGTCGCTTGCGTGACCATGTTCTAACCCTCAAAGAAAAAAGGGGCCACCCATTGCTGAGCGGCCCCCCTTAGTTCCCTACCGAAGGGCTATTACTGACCGCTGTTGGCGACTACCGCATACCCAACAATTGTTGGGTTAATGACTTGAAACCCCCAGACTTGCAGACCGCGCATCAAGGTGCCGAAGGTGCTCTCGGACCGCAGGGTCTCGACCTTGGTCATCTGCGACGCGAAGGTCAATCCCAAGCTGTGGCCGAAGTACACCGCGTACTCGCCGGTCGCCAGGGAGGTCGCGAGACCTGCCGTGCCACTCGAAGTCGCGCCGGCCGTACCCGCTCCCGCACCGCTGCCGATCGGCAACAGGTTGGAGACGTACACAGTGAAGCGATCGATCATGCCGAGCCGGCCGTTGCGCGCGATAGACACCGCATCGCCGGTCAGGTACGCCTGCTGGAACGCAGACCGCTTGATCATCGCGGCGGCCCAGGCCGGAAGGACGATCCAACGACCAGTTTCCGGACAGCGCTGTTCGTCCAGCACCAAGCCGCAATCGATCACGAAGTCCAGAACGCCGCGGGCGGCACCGATGTACAAGCCGGATCCCGCCGTCGGGGTCAGACCGTAGTAGGTGCCGGTGACGCCGGGCTGCGCAGCGCGCGCCAACCACAACGGGGCGCCATAGTACTTGGTCGCGCCGACGTAGATGGATGAGTTGGTGCTCGCGCCGAGGTTCAGCGACTGGGACAAGCGGCCAGCGCCATAGCCCAAGTTCTGAGTTCCGCCCGAGGCGGTGATGAAAGTCGTCGCGCCGGCGACCTGGTTGCCGATGCTGGTGACGGACAGGATCAGCGTGTCGACGTAAACCTTCATCTGCTCCGAGGCGTTGTCGGCCCAGTTGCTCAGAAGATCGACATCGGCCTGGATCTCGAACACATCGTCCAGGACGGTGTTGAAATACGCACCCTGGTTGATCGACAAGGTGACCAGATTGCTGGACGGACGCTGCACGGACAACACTTGGTCGGTCGTGTACGCGTTGATGGTGATCGAGGGATTCGTGCGGATGTTGACGGTATCGCCGAAATTGCGAATCTCGCCTTCGTAATCCGTGGACGCGATGGCACCGAGCACAGTCGCATCGTAGAACTTCTCCACAAACTTGCCGGACCAGATGGCCGGGATGAAAATGCCGCTATACGCGGGGCTCGCACTGGAGCCAAGGTACGGAGTACCTACGGGATATTGACCGACGTTTGCCACAAAACTGCTCCCCTGGTGAACTCACCAGGAACTAATGGGTTTATCTGCTATTGGCAAGGTGCCTGTCATCACGACGTGGCACAACCCTGCCTTCTCGAACCGCGTTCTGGAGATCCAACTCGGTGGCTTTCTTTTCCTCCGGGGATATCCGTCCGCGTTGCACGCGTGAATAGAAGTCGTCTATGTCCTGTTCGGAGTAGATTCTTCCATTCGTACCATTAGGAGCAACCGTTGCACTACCCCCTCGGTTGGGGGCGACCAGTGTTTCCCGGTTCAGTAATGCCGCATTCGGCTGTTGCTGTTCCTGAGAAGTTGGCCGGGCTAAGGCGTCTTCCTCTGCAAAGCGCTTAAAAATTCCGACAACGCGTGCGCTATCGCCGGCATTAAACGCTGAATTCAATCCCTCTTGACGAGGTCTCCCAGACATAATATCCGGAATTTGCAACCAGTCAAGGAATTGTTGGCTGTCATTAAGAATTCGCCACTGGGGAAGCT